AACCATCTATTTCAACTAATAATTGATTTAACGTATTATCTCTTTCTGAATTACCACCATGTTCATTTCTTTTTTTACCAATAGCATCAATTTCATCAATAAATATAATACAACCATCTTTATGATTTCTAGCACGAGCAAATAATTTTCTAACTCTTGAAGCACCAACACCTACATACATTTCAACAAATTCTGAACCAGAAGTATGAATAACTGGTAAAGAGATTTCTTTGGCTAATGTTTTAACTAATAAAGTTTTACCTGTTCCAGGAGGACCAACAAGTAAAATACCTTTTGGAAGTTTAACATTCCATTTTTTATATTTTTCTTTATTTTTTATAAAATCTAAATAATATCTCAATTCTTCTTTTACACTTTCTAAACCAATAATTTTATCCAAAGATAAATTTTTATCAAAATTCTTAGTTTTAATATCTTTATTATTTGTATTTTTAATATTTATTGTTTCTCTAATTTGGTAGTCATTACCTAACATTCTTTTTCTGGTTAATAAAATAATATAAATTAAATATATAATCATTAAAAAATAGTAAATAAATACTATCATTAAATAAAATTAGAAAAAATTATAAACTATATATATATATATGAGTTTTTCATTAGAAAAAAGAAGAAAGTATAGCGGTGGTGCATCGAGACCAAGTGATGATAGTAATAGTGATTTAAATGATATTTTGAATGGAGTAGGAAAAAGATTACAACCTAGTACAAGTAGTTTCACAACACCTGCCCAAGAAAAAGCTGCAAAAGATAAAGTTGAAGCACTTAAAAGTGCAGCGGATGAAAGTCCTGTGGATGCAAGTGCAGCACCTGCAAGTGAAAGATATGCTAAAAATCTAGAAGTCCAAGTAAGAAAAGCTGCAGAAGCGGAAGAAATAGCAAAAGAACTCTTTGCTACAAAAGAAATTAAAGCATTTTTAAATGAAGCAAATGAAGATTTAGATGCTTTAAAAAATAAATTATTTACAGGTCCGCAAATAATAGAAGGTTCAGATGAAATAATTGAAGATGCAGATCCTTATAAATTATCATTAGATTGGCCTATTAATACATATCCCGATTTTTTAAAAAAAAAACGTTTGCTTTTAATGTCACTGATAAATAGTGTTGATAAAAAAGTTATTATTAATAAAGGTAACAAATCAGAAAGTTTAAAGGATATTTCTAATGGTGTTTTAGCAATACCAAATCATAATGTGAAAATATTTAATGAAATTGAATTTAATACCGCCGAATATTTAAAAGAAACTAATATTACTTTAAAAAAAACTTATTTAGATGTTGATCAAATTTTTCCAATGCTTAGAAAAGGAAAAAATCTAGATTTTAATATTTTTTCTAGAGAAATTACAGATGATGATTTAAAAGAAGATGATATTGAAGAAAATAAAGTAGAAAGATGTGATGTTAAATTCGTAAAATATTTAGATGAAGAGAAAAATTTTAAAGTTGATGTAATATTTAACCCATTATCTAATCAAATTGGTTTTTTTTTATTTATAAGAGAAAATGTTAAAAAAGAAGATGGAAGTAATAAATCAGAATTTTTATGTCACTATCGTTCTTTTTATATAATACAAAAAGGTAAAAGCGGAAACACTGAAATTATTTTTAGACCTTACAATAATAATAAAAAAGATATACCTGTACCTGAATATACAAGAACTTATAAACAAAAATCTTTTAAAAATTATATTAAAGAAATTAATAAATATGCTATGAAACATGATCTTTATAATGGTAAAAAAATTACTTCTGAATCTACTTTTGAAGAAATTTTTGAACCTATATTTAGTAATAAACTAGTTCTTAAAGATATTTTAGATTTAATTCAGATTGATGAATCTGAAAAAGTTAAAATTAAAGACGAATTTAAAAAAAAACAAATAAAATTAATAAAATTTTTTGATATATATAAAAGAAAAGGAATTAGAAAAACGATGGCTCCTATTACAGATGATGAAATAAATACATTTGAAGTTAAATTAAAAGAAATTAGATTAGGCTCTGAAGTTTTAAATCCAGCAAAAGTTAAAACTATAAAAAGATTTTGTAAATTAGACCCTTTATTTAAATTAAAAAAACATAAGGAAATTCAACAAAAATTAATACCTCAAACAGATTTAGAAGGAAAAGGATTCACAAAAGCTTTCGATTTAAAAACTTGGATTGATGAAAAAATAAAACAATGGGAAGTAAAAAATAACCCATTAAAATTAAAATCAAAAGAAGAATATGTTCGAAAGAAGGATGAATATGAAAAAGAAATTAGAGGGAAGTTTGAAAATTCATATGATAGTAGCTCTGTATTAGCAAATAAAGAATATGATATATATGAACCAGTTGATTTTGCTTATTTTACACCATTTACATTAACTGATATTTTAAATGATAGATATAAGAAAAAATCAATGTATGAAAAATTGGGTTTAACAGATAAATACACACCTTCTAATAAAGCTAAAATTGAAAATTTATTTACAAAAATAGAAGAATTAAGATCTTTCGTATTTACTTTTGCTTCAATATATTATGAATTTGAAAGAAATCCAAGTGAAAGTGTTTTAAAAAGAATTAAAATTCCTATTTATAAAATATATCCTAATCAATTATATTCTCCGATAAAAAAAATACAACCAGTAAAAACAGTTGAAATAAAATATTTCCTATTATTAAATAAACTTAATAATTTACTTTCAACAGGTGTTAATGAAGCTGATATCATTATAGATCTAAAATTTTTAATATTAGCAGAAGGTATTATTACTGAAGAACAAAGAGCTAGTAAATATGAGTATATAAAAGCTGATGAATTATTTGTACCTAAATTAGAAATAGCTTTAACATCAACAGCTCCAAATAGAGACGAACTAATAAAAGTAGCATATGAAGAATTAACTACTTATAATGTTATGTATGATGAAGTTTCAACACTATTTGCTGAAGATATTGTTGATGCAGGTAATTCCAATATATTAACTCCAGAAATAACGAAATTAAGTCGAAAAGAATGGATAAAACATTTACAATCAATTGGCAAGGAAGCTATTTGTAAAAATTGTTTTAGGAATAAATTTAAAAAAGTAAAAGGAAGAATAATATGTAATAATCCAAAATGCGGTACCATATTTAAAGAATCTAATGAAGATGATAGAGATGAGGATGATAGTGATGATGATGATGATTATATTGGAGGTGAATTGGAAGATGATGGTGGAAGAGGTAAGAAAGATATAAGAGATGCTAGATATAATTCAATTGAAAAATATGTACATAATATATGGTTAAGGCATTTAGCATATTTATTAGGACCAAAAGAAGAACCAAAAAAAAGTAGAGAAAAGGAAAAACCAGACGGAGAAGGGTTTGTAGAGAAAAAAGCGAAAAGTAAAAAGATTTCAGATATTCTAGTTTATACGAAAACCTTATCTGTTTTTGATCAGGAATTGGCACAAATATTACGTAAAAATGAACGAAGATTAAAATTGGATTTAATCTCCATTTTGAAAAAGTCAAATGATAAGAATGACAAGTTAAATGAAACTGAGTCAAATATATATATAAAATATTTTAATAAAGAAAATAATTCAAAATTAGTAAAAGACGGTATTATATTAGTATATAAAGATTATCAAAATCCCAAACAAATACATGAATTATTAAAAAAAGATAACCCAGCTCCTGAAGGACAATCAGAAAGTAGATATGATGGATCGGATATAAAAAAATTATCTGGTAATCCACAAATCTATACTGATATTATATTTCAAAGAATAATATCTACTTTAATATCTATAGAAGAAGAAACTCCAGATGCAGAACAAAATCCTTCTTTTCTTCTTACATTAACTAAAGGAAGGAATTATAAATTTGAATGGCCTAAAGGTAGTGGAAAAATGAGAAGTTATTATAAAGAGATACCAGAAGAGATGCAAAGAATTTTGCAAAATTATAGTAAAGGAGACAGTTTTGTTGAAGCTACTGATAAAGAGATTGCTGAAAAACTTTTGTCTGATGATTTAAATAATAATAAAGAAGCTTTGTTGAGGATATTTAAAAAAATAGATATTCAATTAGTTCTCAAAAAAACAGATAAGGGAGAATTAATACGAAAAATAAAGTATTTACAAGAATTATCTAAAAGAAAAACGAATACAATTGGTGATAAAAGAAGGTTACTAAATGATTTAAAAATCTTGAAAATTGTAGTTCCTACTGAAAAAACCCCAGAAAAAATTAAACCAGAAGAAATTAAAGAAATTATTGAAAAAAAAATTAATGAACTAGTAGAACAAGGTAAAGATATTGACGCAGCAGAAACAGAAAAAAGAAAGGACTTTGTTTTAGACGTTAATGAAATTGTAACAAAATTAGAAGAATCAAGACAAGATACTAACAAAGGAATAACTCCTAAAAAAATAAGTTTTTTGCAAAGTCAATGGGAAAAGTTGGCAAATAAGGATATTGCAAATTTTGAAAGTAGAAAAACAGAAATTACTTCAAGAAATAAATTTTTAAATAATAAACAAAAAGAAATTAGATTTACACCATCACAAGAGTTTAAAGCATTAGAAGAAAAAATTTTAGAAGGAATTGAAAAAAATATAAAATTTGAACAAGATGCTAAAACAGAAGGAATACACGAGATTCAAAGAGAAAAGAAATTAGTTGATGAAGCACAAAGAGATGCACAAGCAAAAGAGGCCTTAAAAGCACGAATAGAAGCAGAAGAAAAAGCAGCAGCAAAAGCAGCAGCAGCGGCTAACAAACAGAAGAAAGGAAAAAAAGGTGGTGGAGATTATGAAAAATATATGAAATATAAATTCAAATATCTTAAATTAAAAGAATTATTTAAAAATGCGCTTTAGATAAAATAACTATTTAGAAAATAATTATTTTATAAATATATGGAACCTATTAAACAAGAATGTACAATAGCAGTTTGTGGACCAGTAGATGCTGGTAAAAGTTCATTAATCGGTGTTTTAACATCGGGCGAATTTGATGATGGGCGCGGTTTAGCTAGAAACAAAGTATTAGTTCATCCTCATGAAAGAGAAACTGGTAGAACAAGTCATATAAGTTATAATCCTTTGGTTTATAATAGAAAAGATGATTCTACAATTAGTTTATATAATATAAAAGAAAATAAACAATCTACAGAAATAAAAACAAGAAGTATAAATAAATGGTCAACAAAAGTAACATCATTTATTGATTTAGCAGGACATGAGAAATATTTAAAAACAACTATTTTTGGTGTAACTGGAATGTTCCCTGATTATGGAATAGTTGTAATTGGTGCAAATACAGGAATAACTAAATTAACCAAAGAACATATCGGTATTTTACTTTATTTGAATATACCATTTATAATAACTATTACAAAAATAGATATGGCACCAAAAGAAGTCTATCAAAATTTATGTAATCAATTGAAAAAATTATTAGGAAAGGCGACATTTAAAAAAATTCTTTATTTTATAAATAATGATAAAGAGACGGATGATTATGTAGATAAAATGTTAGGAAATCCAGATATAATACCAATTATTTCTATTTCTAATAAAACTGGTATTAATATTACAAACTTACATCAAATATTATATCATTTACCTAGAAGAGAAAAATGGGATGCAATTCAAGGAAGTATTTTTTATATTGATGCAACATTTTTAGTTCCGGGTATAGGATTAGTTGTATCAGGGACTAATAAAGGAAAAGAAATAGGCATTCGTCAAAAGATGTATTTAGGTCCATTTTCAGGAATGAATTCATTAGATGATTCTGAAGCCAAATTTGAGTTTAAAGAAGTTATAGTAAGAAGTATTCATAATAGTTTAAGTGAAAATGTTGATGTTGCTGGGTCAAACTTACAAGCAACATTAGCAATTAAATTAACAAATTCTAAGGAAGTATTAGATAGAAAACAAATTCGTAAAGGTATGGTATTAATTGATAATATAGAAAAGTTTAAAGATTCTGTTACAAGAAAGTTTAAAGCTAAAATAAATGTGTTGCACCACACTACAACAATTAAATCTGGTTATTCTCCAGTAATTCATTGCGGACCTATTAGACAATCTGCTAGTATATTTTTAAATAATCAAATTTTAAGAAATGGAGATACATGTGAGGTTGAATTTGAATTTAAATATTATCCAGAATTTTTGGAGAAGAATATGGTGTTTTTCTTTAGGGATGGGACGACGAAGGGAGTAGGCAAAATAAGCTAAAGCTTATCAGCTTTATCTTATTTCGCTGCGCGAAACTTCGTTCTTTAGGAAAACTTCGTTTTGCACCTTCGGTGCGCTGCGCATTATTATTTAACTTAATTATACTCAGCTCATTATACACAGCGGATTATACACAGCGGATTATAAAATAACTTAATTATGCGAAGCGCACCGAAGGTGCAAAACGAAGTTTTCCTCAAGACAAAATAAAAATCTTATTTTTATTTTATTAAGTTAAAAATAAGATTTTTAACTTGACGAAGTTGAGCAAAGCGAAATAATCTCTAAAGATTATTAGGTAATATCTCATGAACCATATCTTTATACGTCATTATTCTCATTTTACAACAATATCTTCTAAGATTTAAAGAATTTAAAAGTTTTGATATTTGTTCTTCTTTATCCTTCTTACTTAATTTTGGATTAGCGCATATCTCATTCTTTTTTGTATCATATTCCTCTGTTTTTTGTCCAATAAAAAAACCACAAGTTGGGCATGACATATAAAGCATTAATCTTAAGGATATTATATTTTTAATTAGATTTGCAATTTTTTTAAATATTTAATATTTTCTAATATAATTTAATGTCCCAATTAAAAAGACTAGAAGGTGATGTAAAATTTAATCCAACCACATTTAATAATAGATTTGTTGCTGCTGATGTTTTAGCTAAACAAGAACAAGAACAAGAACAAGAACAAAAGGATATAAAAATTATTAATAATGTAGAAGAGATTCCTTTAACTATGACCGATGATTTAGGAATAGATATGAAAAATTTATTTTTTAAGATTTTAGAATTATTAGCTGATAGTCAAAATCCAATCCCATACATTATGAACAGTTCTAGAAATCAATTTGTATTTGCTGTTATGATTATTTCTGTTGGAGGACTTTTAATGTTTTTCTCAAATTTAATGATTTCAAATTAAAATAAATTTTTTATATAAAAACATTTTATATATCATATTTTGGTTTTCCTACTTCTTTTCTACAAATAGGACATTTATAATTATAATTTTCTAAATATGGTTCAATGCATTCTACATGAAAATCATGTTCACAAGGTAATTTACATAGTTCTTCTTCTGGATTTTCACCCATTTTTAACATACAAATAGAACAATTTTCTTCTAAAGTTTTATTAGATTTGTATTTTTTAAGATTTTTTAATTCTTCTTCATTCAGTGTAACTGCAACATCTTGTAAATTGTTTAATGGTGCTATTATTGGATTAAATAGCATAGGTGATGAAAATATATAATCTTGTTGATTAATGAAATTATTTATTAAATTTTCTAATTGTTGAGGTGTATGATTTGAATGAATTGGAATAGGAGGTAAACTAGTTTGTATACCATTTGCATTTAATGTTAATATTACTGAACTCATTAAATTATTCATAGGTTCTAATGGAGGCAATTCATTATCATCGTCAACTAAATCTTGGTCATCATCTTCTAATAAATCTTCATCATTATCTTCATCAACATTAGTTTGATTATCTTCATCAACATTAGTTTGATTATCTTCATCAACATTAGTTTGATTATCTTCATCAACATTAGTTTGATTATTTTCTATATTAGCCTGATTATTTTCTATATTAGCTTGATTATTTTCTATATTAGCTTGATTATTTTCAAGATTAGTTTGATTACCAGAAGCTGGATTAGGTGGCATCAAATTTTGATTTAAAAATCCATTTAATAAATGCATAAAATCATTTACATTTTGCAAAGGCATTTGATTTTCTGTATTAAGTGATTCATTAATCGTATTTAAACTTATATTAATTCCATATTTTTCATAAAAATTTTTTAAAAAATTAGGAATATCATTTTGAGGCATGCCTCTTTGTAATAATTCATATCTTAATTCTCTTATAATATCGCTTTCATTTTCAAAATCATCCTGTAACATGACTCTGAAAGCAAATAATTCATCATAACCAAATGTTGGGTCCATACTAAATAATTATAATAGTAGGTTTTATTTAAATCAATTTTTTCTTTAAATAAAAACGGTATAAAAAGATAGTTATATTATATATTAAATGGAGCTAACAATAGATTACGAATCATTAAAGAATCAAATTGATATTCAGTATTTAAATAATTTAATAAAAGTTTGTGATAAGACTAACATCAATAAAGAACAATTATATAAAAAACTAGAAGAATTACAAAAAAAGAACGATAATCAAATAAGTGAAACAAAATTGGCTATAAAAAAAAGTAAGAGTAATTTAAATTTATCAAATGATTCACCTTTACCACCTACACCTACACAATATAATGATGATTATTTATATCAAAAACCATGGACTAAATTAACAGCAATTCATAAAATAATTAAAATAAAAGAATTTGTAAATAAATTATTAATTGACGATGAAACAGATAAACAAAATTTGAAAGATATATTAATAGAAATGGTTAAAAATAAAACATTAACAAAGAAGGATGCTGTAAATTATGATTCAATTAATAGTAAAGTAATTAGTATTACTCAATTAAAATATAAGAATGGTAAGTATTTAATCTAAGAATGGTAAGTATTTAATCTAAGAATGGTAAGTATACAATTTAAAGTGGTACTAATATTGTATAATCATTATTTGTTACTTCTTTTCTACAAATTGGACATTTTTTATTATTTATAAACCATCGCAGTAAACATTCTGAATGAAAATTATGATTACAATTAAGAATCATAATTTCCTTATTCTCTTTATTCAAACATATACTACAATTATTTTCTAATGGTTCATACGAACGTTTAATTTTATTAATAATTTCTGATGATAAACCATTTGGAATAAAACTATCTAATAGTCTTCTTACTGATAAAACTCTTCTATTTATTTCAAGTGTATTTACTTCTAAACGATTGAAAAAAATACAAGTAGAAATTAATAATATTATACCAAGTATAAAAAGGCTAAAAAATACGAATCCAACTATAACTAGATATAAAAACATACCATGTATAAAAGATTCTTTTATATTTTGTATATTATTTACAAAAATAAATGAGAATGTAATCAAATTAATTGAATACAATAGCATAACTATATTATAAATATTACAAATACTATTATAAAAATTATTATTTATACGTAATAATAATTTTACATTTTTATAATCTTCCTTATCTATAAATTCTTTATTATAAAAATGATAACAATGAACAACATATTCTAAGACTTGAAATAAATCCATAAATATATTTAATCCTAATGTGAAAATTAAATATATGTATTGATTCTTTGATATTTCTATTTCCGTATTTATTGAATAAATAAGAAAACATAATTGTAAAGATATATATAAACTTTTAAATACAAAGAAAGTTGATAAAGTGAAATTAGTTAAGGGTTTGTATGATAGCATTAATTAAAATTTATGTTGAATAACGTAATTAAAAAGCAATTTTTTTAAGAAAAAAATTGACTTCAATTAGATTAATCTCAGCAATTTTTTTAAGAAAAAAATTGTGTTAAACACTAATTATTATATAATCTTATTAATTAAAAAAATATGTCATTTGGTAAGATAAACAAAATAATAAAATTTGTTGAAAAATATATTAAAAGAAACGAAATTCAAGAATTAAGTAAGAAGGATTATTATATAACTATTAATAAAATAATAAATGAAGGTATTGATATGTATCCTGAGATAAGTTTTAAATTAGTTGAAGAGATTTTAGCTAAAAAATATGATATAAAATACACACTTAATGATGAAATAAAATTTACAGGCGGTATTAATGGATTTCCAGAATTCAAGTCTATGTATAAAGATATTGAAATACCACCTGAATATCAAGCTTTAGAAGATCATTTTCAAAAATTAAAAGCATTACCACAACCAGAACAAAGAACAAAAGCTTGGTATGATTACAGACACAACCGTATAACCGCATCAGATACAGCAGCAGCAATAGATTTAAATCCATATGAACCCGTTGAAAATTTTTACTTGAAAAAATCAGACCCGAATTATGCATTTTTAGACAATGATAATGTGTATCACGGTAAAAAATTTGAACAAGTAGCAACTCAGATTTATGAACATATATATAATGCCGAGGTAATTGAATTTGGTGCATTACCTTCTCAAACATATGAATTATTGGGTGCATCTCCCGATGGTATTTGTTCAGCAAGAACATTAGATAATAAATTTAGTACTAGATTAGGAACTATGTTAGAAATTAAATGTGTTGTTCAAAGACAAATTGAAACATCTGGTAATATTAAAGGAACAATTTGTCCATTTTATTATTATTGTCAAGTACAACAACAATTAGAATGTTGTGAATTGGAAGTGTGTGATTTTTGGCAATGCAAAATTTTAGAATATAATTGTAGAGAAGATTATTTAATTGATAAGAGAACTCATACTTATCATACATATGATAATACAGGTAAAAAAATGGATATACCAAATTATTTAAAAAAGGGTATTATATTACAATTTTATCCTTTTGATTTTAAACCTCAATTTGAAGGCGATAAACAAGAATGGAAGAGTAAATTTATATATGCGCCAAGGTTGGATATGGATGAAAAACAATATGATGAATGGTTTATATACACGATGAATAATTTAAAAACAAATCATCCTGATATAATAAAAGACTGTTATTTTCATAAAGTTATCTATTGGAAACTGGATCAATCACATAATCAACCAATTAAACGCGATAAAGCTTTCATGCAAGCATTATTACCAGTATTAAATCAAAGTTGGGAACGAGTCCAATATTATAGAAAAAATTTAGATAAATTAGATGAATTAAGAGTAATAGAAAAGAGAAGAAAAAGATATGTTAAGATGAATACTGAATTTAGTATTAATAATGATTTAATTAAAAATAAAGTATTATTTTTGGATACACCTAATCCAGTTGCACCAGCAGTAGTAAAGAAAATAAAAAATTTTAATTCTAAAGAAGAAGATAGTTTAGAATTTATTGATGATGATGACCCACCTATACAAAAAGTAGTAAAAGAGAATAAGAAAGTTGGGGCTACTAAAGTTGAGCCTACTAAAGTTGAGCCTACTAAAGTTGGAGCTACAAAAACAGTAAAATCAAAAAAGAAAGTTAAAGCAGAGTCTGATAAAGAAGACGATGGAAATTATATAAATAAACAAGAAGAATCAAAGAAACTTATTGTTAATATTCCTAAAATGATGAATAAAAAGAAAGAAGACTATAAAGAACCTGCTTTAGATTTCATTGATTAAATTGTTATATGATGATATTTACAATTATTTCTTCCACATTCTTGTCCTTTTTTTAATCCAGATTTTATAATTGTATGACAAATATTATCTTCTAAAATATTAACTAATATTTTTTTATGATAACCACAATTAATTCTATTACAATATTGTCCTTTTTTTATACCAGACAATATTTTAACTTTACATCCATTTAATATATTTTTTGATGGTTCTTGTTCATTAATATAATTCAAATTTTCTAATTTATTTGATTTTCCACAATAAGGACAAGTAAATTTACCATTTTTTTTACCTACACAATTGAAATGATATTGATGTTTACAAACTAATTCTAATTCTTTTTCTTCAATAGGAATATGACAAATTAAACATTTTTCTTTAGTTGATTTATTCATTTTTGCTATATGTTCATATATTTTATCAAAATCAAAATCTTCCATATTACTTTATAATAAAAATTGATATTTAAATCAGTTATGTTAAACTCTGGATATTAATGGAAAATAACTACTTTGTTTCAAAACATGAAAAACTAGATGAACAAAAAAAAATTATTCAATCATTTGTAATGTACTTATCGTCAATTATGAAAGCTATGGATGATGGCGAATATAATTTTAAAATGCTTAATGATATTTGTAAAATGATTCAAGATTATTATTCTAAAAATGGATATGATGATGAAGAAGAAGAAAAAACATCTTCAGATTTAGGTAATATGAATAGTGATGATGAAAAAGCTAAATTACCAAAAATTAATGAAAATAAAATAGCAACAGAAGCAGAATCTGAATCTGAATCTGAATCCGAATCTGAATCTAAATCTAAAACCAGTGAACAAAAACTAGAATCTGAAACAGAATCAAATCAAAAGAAAATAGCAATAGAGACAACGGATGAAACACCACCTCAATTAGAACCTGTTAGTGTGAAAAAAACTATGCATATGGATTTATATGAACAATTTATAAAATCAGATAATGATATTAAAACTATCTTGTCTAATCCTAATTATAATATTGAAGAAAATATTAAAAACTTTGTTAATAAGTCATACACATATTAATTTATATAACGTCCTATCATTCTATTTGCAATATCTATACCACCCATAACTCCAGCAACATTTCTATGTGATCTTAAAAATGTAAACCATATAAATTTTAAATATTTGATATGATGCTAATCCACGCATAACTGCCATTAAATATTGAAAGATTTATTCTAATTCTATTTCTTTAGGTTCAGAAAAACCATTGAATTTACCATAACAAGCAGCAAGAGAATATGCTCCCATATTTTGAAATTTAAATACATCATCTAATTTAGGTAATGGTAATTTAATTTTTTCACAAATTACATCTAATGAATCACATGTCTGACCAAAAATAATACATTCAACCCATTCACTATCTGTTGAATCCCATAATGGAATTGGTGTATAATGTTGTCCATCAAATAATTTACCATTAAAAGTTGAATATACTGAATCATTAACTGTAATATGATATATAGGATTTACTATTGAGCCCCTTTTTTTAACTGAAATAACTTTACAATATAAATCTACTGATGGTTCTGCAAAATAGCGTCCAGGTTCAGCAATTAATTTAATATTGTTATCATTAAAATTTTGATAGAAAGGTTCTAATATTTTATATAATATGCTTAAATTAGTATGAGATGAAAACCCACCACCAATATCTATCATTTTTATTGGCATATTTTTTTTATTACAGTAATTATTATAATTATCCATAATGTTCTTAATTGTTAAAAAATAAGATTCCTCATTTTTACATTTGGAACCTACATGAAAAGAAAAGCCCTCAAAGCTTTTATTAGTTGAGTGTAAATAATCAATCATTTGAAATACTTCTTCTTCGCAAGCACCAAACTTGGAATTAAATTTTATATCTGAGTTATTTTCTACAGATTTAATTCTTATTATTTTTCTTATATTAGGATTTATATAATCCATCTTCTTAATTTCTTCTATTGAATCAACAACCATGTTTTCTACATTATTGTTGTTAGCATATTGAATATCATCCATTGATTTAGATGGATTTGCATATACAATATTTTGAGGGCTAGAATATTTTAAAACACTTTCTATTTCGCCACGACTGGCGCAATCAAAATTAATATTTGATGCAGACAAATGTTTTAGAATATTCTCAAGAGGGAGTGACTTTACCGCGTAAAATGGTTTGATATTTGGTAATTCATTGTGCCATTTAGTCACTTGATTTTTTAAGTTTGAATAATTTACTTGATATACCGAAGTATATGATTTTTGAACTGCACCTATGAGCTTTTTCAGTGGTATTATAAGATTAAGGCGAAATTAATTTTTAAATTAATTTATTTCATTTTTTTTTAAATTAAATTTTACGTTTTATCATAAATTAACTAATATAAGTTGAATTTCTATAATCAGAGTGCCCAGTCTCTCTTTCAGTAATACAATTGTTTTCAACTTTAAAATACTGATAAATTTCCCAATCATATAGATTATCATTATTTACAAAAATTTTAATATAACTGTTCATATAAAATGTATCTGTTGACATATTACCAAAGTTATAAAGTTCAAATTTAATTTCTTTATCTTTAGTACTCAATACTTGAGACAATTTATTTAGATTTTCTTGATAGCTCTTATTTTCAAAAAATATATTGAAAAAATAAGAAAAGAAACTAAATAGATTTTCAAGACTAGCACATACTTCATAATTATTTTGTTTCTTATATTTAAAGATGGTTCGTTCATTTAGAAAATCACACCACTTTGCTCTTTCTTTAAAACCATTAGTTGTTTCATAATAAGTGGTGTCATAATAAAATGATTTATTAGTAAGAAAATAATCATATATTTCATTATTGTAAATTAGATTAGGAATTTGATTTAGAACCATCAGACCATTGTTGCCAAAAATCAAATGTAGAAATCGTAGAAGAGAAATTTCAAAACAATCTGTATATTTGATTATTTTAAACTCATCTTCAGTGTCTTTAATAATTCTAATTGGTCCATATGGAACGGGTTGTGGATATTTTTGATAATTTATAATAAAATTATCAGTAATATCTTTTTTATTATTAATTGGTGTATTATTAATTTTATTGTTCAGAATATTATTAGTTTCGGTATCAAACATATTAATCATTAATATTAATAGTGTTATTATTATTCAATTTTTTTATATTTCAATAGCTTGTTTTATCTTTTGAGTTGTTAGCATTAACATATAATAAATTATTTCTTTATAATAAAATAGCAATTTTTTTTGAAATAGAGTTAATAGTTATAAATATATACCATCGCGATATAAATAATTAAGTAATATTTTACATAATTATTTAGATGTTTAACCAACGAAATAATAAATACCAAATTAAGCTCCTTAATTTGAGTATGCAGTGCCAGCCATACCGCTCATGACACGAAGTACGTTGTAATTTACAGTATAGATATTCAAGTTGGAATCATTGTCAGCTACATCGGCCTTGTTGACAAGTGTTACGTTTAAGGTGGCGTTATCAATACGAGAGAAGTTGCAAGTGCCAGAAGGTTGGTGGTCTTCGGGTTTGAGTGCAAAGCTGTATACGTTGATACCGTCAGCAGGGGTGTTGGTAAAGTGTTGCCAAGGTTGTACATAGTTGAAGTATTGACCATCTCTTTCTTGGAATCTGTCGTGACCGTTTAATTGGAGTTTGGCAAGTGCGATGGGGTTGACGGTTCTGTCAAGATTTCTGGCATAGTTGAATTGATCGATTACTCTTACACAGTGAAAGCTGCTTCCTTCTGCTGATTCGAAGAATGCTGCAGCCATTGCATCAACACCATTATCAGTAATAGCAGAAATGAGTGTGGATAAGTCAGCAGATGTTAAATCGTTATTTAACATAACGACATTTTCAGGGTCAGCTTGGTATCCAGTGCCAGTTTTGAACATAAGTTGAGCATCTACTTTTGCAGCTAAGGCTGCTAAAACTGTACCTAAATCGTCTCTGGTTGGGGCATGAGCTTCATCAGCTTCAGTTCCAGAAGCATCCATGCAAACAACATATTCACCACTGGCATCGACTGCAGCTGATAACCATCTTGAAGCTAACCATACTAATTTACCAGCTCTTTCCTTCGCAGCGACCCAATCACCATCATCAGCATATGCTAAGAAATTATTAGCACTGGCATATTTACCTAAAACGGGTACCCAGATTAAGAATTTGCTGGGGTGGTTAAAGTTTAATCTGAATTTGCTGTTTTGGGCAGAGAGTGATTCTGAGCCAGTGAATTGTAATTGTTCGATTAAATATTCGTGGCTGGCTTGAGCGAATCTCTTTCTTTCTTCAGAATCAAGGTAGACGTAGTCGATTAATAAGTAAGAATCGGCCATGTTTAAACCTGCAATATCCGAAGTAGCTAAAGTAGGTCCTTCAACATTGATGCATTCACTGGAAGCTCTGTATTGGATTGTTACACGTACATCGTGGTATTGTAAAGCAATTAAGGGGAGAGCTAAGCCATTGTGTCTGTTGAACCAGTATGCAAGGGGAACATACATGGTATAAGCACCGTGGCTAACGCTGAATTCGGTTAAATCAGATACATCACCAATCATCTTGGCATGACCTCTGATTTGGCCTGTCTTGAGTGTGAGTTCTTGCCAGATGTTTAACCAGTCACCGTATTGTTCATCGATCTTGGAGCCACCGATTTCAACTTTGGTTTCTTGGATTAAGGCATAGCCTAAACGTCTGACATAGCCCCAGTTTTGGGCAGCTGAGGAAGTAGCTGCAGAGAGTTGTACTACAGAGTACATGTTGGTGATTAAGTCACCGTTTCTGTTTAAGTTGCATGTTACAGTGCGGCCGAAGTCAGCGGCACCGTTGAACACTTGTTGGATAGGTTCTACAGAGAAATTTGTATGTCTTCTGTATACTACTTTGAAAAAGGTTATTTGAGGATTACCAGTTCATCTGGTTCCCATACTTTCATATGAGGATTGGACTATATCTTAAGCCTTCATTGAGAGTTGCTAACTCTCTCGGACCCACTTACATTTAGTCTCTGGACTGCATCCATAGGTCTTGCATAACGACCTTTAGGACTTGGCTCAGTGCTCACCACCTAGGATTTATAAAAATCCTGTCTGCCCGATTGTTACCTTAGAAAAAACAAAAGTTTTTTCAAGTCTTAGTTTGCTATTCTAAGCCATTAAATAATTTCTTATTTAACTTGGTACGGGATATTTAGAGATATTATATCTTTAAACACTTTTACAGTTCTACGGTTTCGCCTGAATTTGAAAGTGTCGCTTCAATGATTATCATATATACATTGAAACTAGCGGATGTAAAAGATGTTTTTGGTGGTAAAACATCTACATATTTACTAACTGATTTATTTAGATATTACATATGTAATAACATCTAACAGTCCGCTTTTCTACCCAACTAGTTTAGGTAAACATCTTGCGCGCCATACGCGACGAGTTGCATTAAACCACCACCCATAGTGATATATACTTTGTATCAGAAAAAAATTTTAAAATAATATTTTTTAAATTATTTTTATGAGTTTAAACTTTTATTTCCAAAAAATGATATTTTTTAAACTTTTTTATTGAAAATTTATACTTTTATTCCATAAAATATGAATTTTTTAAAATAAAAGTTTATGCGCCATCTTATAGAATTATTATCTAATTATTTCTTTAGATAAAGTAATGAAATCACATAAAGTATTTTTCATAATTAGTCTTATATGTCCAATCCTGGTCAAAAAAATAAAGTTACAGATATAAAAAAAACATCCACTCTAGAAAATAAACATAGATTAAAATTAAAAGAATTTGAAAATGAAAAAGATAGTTTATATAATTTACAAGATGAATTATTATCTTTATCAAATGAAATAATTGAATTAGATAAAATTAGAGAAAAATTTACTACTATAGAACAAAAAAGGCGTGCTGATTTATTAGATAAAAAAGAGGAAATTGAACAAAAGTTATATGTGTTAAAAAATAATATTTTAGAAATGGATTATTATGACAAAACAGGCGATTTATTAGTATCTTATTATAACATAAAAGATAATGATGCAGAAGTTTCCGAATCAAAAAATATCCTAAGTTTTTTATGTAAAAAGAAAATAGTTGATGAAAAACCAAAAGATGATAAACCAGTGAACAAAACAGAATTATTTGAAAAATATTGTCAAATTACTGAAGGCATTCGTGTAAATGCAGATGATGGTTCCAAAAGATTAAAATATTGTACAGAATGTAAGATAGAGAAAATATTAAATTTAGTTGAATCATCATATATATGTCCTTTATGTGGAGATATGGAAGTTATAATTCTTGATGAAGATATACAAATTAAAGATTATTCACCATATAAAAGATTAAATAGATTCAGAGAATGGTTAAATGCATTTCAAGCAAAACAATCACCAGAGATTGATGAACAAATTTATCGTGATATTATTAATGAATTAAATAGAAAAAGAATGACAGATTTATCAACATTAAATAGATCTAAAATGAGAGCAATATTAAAGAAACTTAAATATAATAATTTATATGAACATATTCATTATATTATTAATAAATTATCTGGTTTACCACCACCTAAAATAACCAGAGATATGGAAAAAATGTTTATTAGAATGTTTTTAATGATTCAAGAGCCTTGGATGAAACACAAACCAATTGATAGAAAAAACTTTTTATCATATTCTTTTGTTTTACATAAATTTTGCGAACTTTTAGAATTAGATCATTTATTAGAATGTTTTCCTTTACATAAGCAATTAGATATCTTAATGGAGAATGACTCTATTTGGAAAAAAATTTGTACTAATTTAAATTGGGATTTTATTTCTTCATTCAAATAAATAAAAAATAATTTAAATTCTATTTTAATATAATGAATCATATTATTCATAATATTTCCATAATATTAATGTTTTTTGGTATAATTCTTTTGACAATTAATTTGACAAAAAGTTATAATAAATGTCCCGCTTATAAACCTGGTGGAACATATGTAAGAGAAGAACCAGAAAAATTAGACCAAGAAAGACCATCAAAAATTTATAATAGAATGTTTAATCGCCCTGATGTATGGATGGGTTATGCTGATTTTGATACTAAAAATAATTCAAATAAAGAAGTTACACAAATTATACAAAATAGAACATAAATAAAATATTAAAAATATATTGTTTTAAAGAAAAGTCATATTTTAATCTAATGCCAACTGTCGATTATTTACCTAAAGATGCTATTTTACCCGAGAATCAAAATTTTTGTTGTTTATCTTTATTAATGAATGATGATAATAAAACTATTAAATGTTTGAAAGTAAGTGGTGCATTTAAAGATATAGAGGATGCAAAAGAACAAATTCAATTATTAAAAGAAAATCGTGGTCATTATAATTTTGCAGCAGAGGTAGGTGCATGGAATGCTTTTGACCCTTTACCAAATGAGAATGATTTAAATGATGAATTAAATGCTATGATGCATAAATACTTAGTAAATGTTCATAAAAATAATTTAGATTTTGAAAAAAGAAAATTTAGTATGATTGCTAAAAATATTGATGAAAATGCTCAAATCAAGTTAAATGAATTAGAACAAGAGAATAAAAAATTACTTGAATTGAGTAAATTAGATGATTCAGATGAAAATGAAAAATTAAAGAAACAAAAGGTTGATTACATAGAAACACTAAAAGTACAAATTAAAAATCTTGAAACTAAAAGAGATGACAATTTACAGAAAGAAACAGAAATTATATCTAAGTTGAATAATATTAAAATAGAAGATTTAGTAATAAATAAGCGTGTAGATGCTTATGAAAATCAAAATAAACCAGTTCCTTTTGATGGTATTGTAAAACGTAAAGATGAAAAAATAGAAAATCAAAATTGGTACTGTGTTTCTTTTCTAACTGAAGAAAATAAAACACTTGTTGGTCTTAAAATCAGTGGTTGTTTCAATTCAAATGAAGAAGCTGATAATCATTCAAGAGCATTAAGAGATATTAATGATAGTGTATCTATTTTAGTTGGTGAATTATATAGATGGCAACCATTTAATCCTTCGCCTGATTCATTAGAAGCAGGAGAATCCGAATATGCAAATCCTCAATTAAATGAAACAATGAAGAGTAAGAAAGAGAATGAAAAGAAGGCTCAATTATATCATGAATTTAGAAAGAATGATATGATTAGAAAAAACTTGGAAGATAGTTTAACTGAAAAAGCATCTGAAATGGAAGAGATTACTAAACAATTAAAAGCAAACAATAACGATGCAATGAAGAAGAATATGGTAGATGAAATTGCAACAATTGAACAACAGATTAAAAAATTAGAAGACAAGCGACAAGAATATGTTGCAAAGGAGGCAGAAATTTCAGAAAAAATTGGTTTATACGAATTACAAAGAAAAATGGAAGAAGCTAAATTTAAAGGAAATAAAGGAGGAGATGGTTCTTTAGAAATATAAATTATTTTACGAGGAGATGGTTCTTTAGAAATATAAATTATTTTACGAGGAGATGGTTCTTTAGAAATATAAGAAATATTAAATTAATTTTACTAATTAATTTAATAATTTATTTGCGGATTTTTTCAATAATTAATTTGATGTTATTTCTCTTTTTGGCAATCATATCACCTGGATTAAACATTGGTAATTTTTTATTCCATTCTTTATCATAGTGTTCTTTATGGAATCTCTTGTATTTATTACATCCAAGGGTAAATTCGGGAACATCTTTCGCTTTGTACCAAAATACTTTATCAGTAATATTTTTAGAATGAATACGATTATCTATAACCATTACACCATAATTTTCAGTAATTTCACCAAATACTTGTTCAAATATAGATAAAGTTGGAAACATACCAGCGTAGTGTTCGTATAATCTTTTTCTATTTGATGTTACATCTTCTGCAAGTAAAAATACATAATCAAAGTTACTTCTTAATTCAGGTGGAATACCTAATGAAAATTGCATAGTTAAAATAAATGAAACATGGTGATGTCTACCATTAAAGAATAATTCTAATATTTGTGGGTCTTTTAACCATTCGCCTTTACTTGACATACAATCGTCCATGATTAACATTAGTCTGTCGTCTTTTAGTTTTTTACTTTCTTTTTTTCTTTTTTGATTGTCCTCATTCATTTTAGCTTGTCTTTCATAAATTTTACCTAATATTTCGGTATCAAATTCGTTGTATATATATGAATCTGGGCAAAAATCACCATAAAATCTATTTAGTTTCTCTGTTCTAGAAATAATTACTGATGCAGGCATTTTACGTTTATGATATAAAATTTCACGGGTTAGATAAGATTTACCAGTAGCCCTCTTCGCGATCATGCAAACGGTTGCATGATCCGCCATGGATTCAATCGGAAATCTTTTTATTTGTAGTCTTGTACTTCCCATCTGAACACTTTTTAAGTTACTCATTATAAATATACTGAGAAAATTTTTTAAATAAAATATTATATTTCAATCTCTTTGGTTATATTTTGGTCATAGAATAATTCAATTACTTCAATAGTTTTATTTGTATTATTATTTAACCAGTAGTTAATATTATCTTTTAAAACATTTAATCTTTCCTCCCATTCTTTTTCATATTTTTTACTAACTCTATAAATATTATCTAAGCCTGTTTTCCAACAAGATTTAACTTTAATATTATTCTTATTTATATAACTATCTGGATTAAATCTAATAAATACAATAGGTTTGTGTTCAAAATCTAAAGATATTTCCATTAATCTTTTATTATCACAACTACAGTCATAAGTAGTATGTTGATTTTCATCTATTTCAATTATCAAAATTTGTTTTTCCAATTCTAATAAAATATCAGGTCTTCTTAATGATTTACCATTAAGAATTTTTTTATCACAAACCCATTGATAATTATTAAAATATGAAATTAATTCATCTCTAATAGCTATTTCTTTAGTTTTATAATTTCTAGAAGTTTTTTTATTAGGAAATAAATGGATGAAACATAATAAACAATACCCTTCGTTTTTTTTATTTGGAATAGTATGACACCATTCAGATTTACAAAGAGATGAGCCTCCGCATATCTTACAATATTTTTTAAGTTTTTTATGACAACATGTAGAGTTTCCACCACACTCAACACAATAAGTTCTCTGTTTATTATGTTCACATATACCGCCTCCATTGCATTTCTTACAATTTGATTTATTTGTATTGTGTACGCATATTTGAGAGCCATTGCATTCAACACATTTTGATTTAGCTTTATTATGGGGACATATATGAGAGCCTTTGCATTCTACACACATATGTTTTTGTTTTTCATGTATGCATATCCCCGAACCTTTACATTCCTTACAATACATTTTAATTTTACCATGTTCGCATCGTCCTTTACCTCCACATTCCTTACAAATATATTTTACTTTACCATGTTCACAATAAGATGTTCCATTACATTCTTTACATCCAGTTTTATTTACATTATGGATACAAAGGGACGAACCTCCACATTCTTTGCATCTTGTTTTAATTTTATCATGAGAACAATATGCGCCTCCTCCACATTCTCGACAATTAAATTTAATTTTATCATGAGGACAATAAGCAGAGCCTCCGCATTCTTTACATCTTGATTTTGCTTTTCCATGTATACAGAAATTTCCACCTCCACATTCCTTACAATTAAACTTTCTTTTTTTATGTGGACAGATGCTATTGCCGCCACATTCCACACAATCATTCTTTCTCTTCCCATGAGGACATTTTTTAACCACAACAACCACCTCCGCCATCAAAAAAATATACATTCTTATTTAATTATCCTACCAATAAAAATATCAATTTTTTCATGAACTCTTTTCGATAAATACAAAAAAATTGTATTAAATATAATAAAGATATTTTATTATTATATTTAATGCCAGTAGATTTAAACTTATCAAATGAAACTCTAAAAAAAATAGTTGAAAAAGAAGGAACACCTTTACAAATATATGATGGTGACTTAATAATAGAAAATTTAAAAGATTTTTTAAATAAAATGTCATCTAATTTCCCAAGATTCAGACAATATTTTGCTGTAAAAGCTTTACCAAATCCTCATATATTAAAATTACTAATTGCTAATGGATGTTACTTAGATTGTAGTTCATTAACAGAATTAAAAATAGCTAAAAGTCTAGGATTATCAGGCGAAAAAATAATGTTTACCAGTAATTATACTTCCAAAGAAGATTTACAATTTGCTAAAGATTTAAATTGTATAATAAATTTAGATGATTTTAGCTTAATAGATGATTTAGCTTCTTTAGGTGAAATGCCAGAATTATTAAGCTTAAGATTAAATCCAGGAATTGGTAAAACAAATTCTGAAACTAAATCAAATATTTTAGGAGGTGAAAATTCCAAATTTGGTATCTATCAATTACAATTATATGAAGGTTATTCTAAAGCTAAAGATTTTGGTGTTAAAAAATTCGCACTACACGTAATGACAGGTTCAAATGTTTTAGATTTAAAGTACTGGGATGAATTAATTAAAATAGTATTTGATACAATAGTTTTAATAAAAAATGGTCTTGATATTGATTTTGAATTTATTAATATCGGTGGTGGTATAGGAATTCCTTATAAACAAGATGAACATAAAATTGATATTAAAATATTCAGTAATAATTTAAGAACAAGTATTAACACTCAATTAAATAAATACAAATTAAATGATATTAAAATATATATGGAAAATGGAAGATATATTACTGGACCATTTGGATGGTTAGTTTCAAAATGTAACGTAATTAAAAATAATGTTATAGATAATAAAATTCAAAAATTTTATGGGTTAGATGCTTGTATGTCTAATTTAATGAGACCTGGTATGTATGGAGCATATCATTATATAACAGTTTTAGGAAAAGAAAATTATAATAAAACTAAAGCTAATGTAGTTGGAACATTATGTGAAAATAATGATTGGTTTGCAACTGATAGAGATTTACCAGAAGCAAAAGTCGGTGATTTATTTGTAATACACGATACAGGAGCTCATAGTCATTCAATGGGATTTCAATACAATGGTAAATTAAGAGCACCTGAAATATTACTAATTAATAAAAATGAATATAAATTAATTAGAAGAAGAGAAACTATTGAAGATTATTTAATCACAATTGAAAATTAAATAAAAATAACTAAAAATAAATAAAAATAAATAAAGCGAAGCGCACCGAAGGTGCAAACGAAGTTTCCTCAAGATAAAACAAAGTTTTATTTCGCGCAGCAAAACGAAGTTGAGCAATGCGAAATAAGCGTCAGCTTATCTTACCATTCAGGCAAACTAGTAAAAATATCAAAATCAGGATGAGATACTTTAAAGTCATCCCCTGGTGATAATACTTGAGGCCCTACTTGAGGTAAACCTACTTTTTTAATTTCAATTACATCAATAGGTTTAATAAATTTATCAGCATGCGAACAGTCTTCGGTGGTGATAAAAACAGAAAGGATTCTATCATTATCCCAGAATAGTATTAAACCAACTATTGAGGATACAAGTAATGGTAACTTAATTTTTTCATATAAATTGGTTCTTTCTTTACATCTTTTATCATCATCAACTTGTTGAAACCAGTATATTAAAACAAAAGTTATACAAATAATCAAAAAATCATTTAATTTTGATTGAAATAATGCCATTATAATATATAAGAAAAAATTATATTATTTTCTAATATAAAATAATAAAATGATGATTAATAATTTAAACATTGAACGCATGATAAAGTACATTCTTTTAGGATTAGTTGTTTTAATTGCTGTAAAATACATTCCAGAAAAAGGTATTCCTAATAAAGAAATAATTATGATTTCTGCTACTTCCGCTATCGCATTTTCAATCTTAGATATGGTATCACCATCTGTAAATGTAGTAAATAAACCATCAAATGCACAAGTTGAAAAACCAAATGCACAAGTTGAAAAATTAATTGTAAAATCAAACATAAAACCTGTTGATGAAATAAATGAACTTATTGAATCTAAATAAATAAATTAAAAATTTAAATAATTATTAAAAAATTTTCTTTTACTTTTGCTTGAATCTTTTTCTTTTGTATCATTATTCGTTTTTGGATTTTTTATTTGTACGTTAGGATCTGCTACATTATTAGAAAAAATTTCTTGATAATCTTTCTCATTTGTTTCTGGACGATATGACAAAGATGTATTCAAATCAGATTCTCCTAAATTTTTTTCTAAAATATTTTTTATTTTATCATCAATATTTTCTTTGCCGCCAAGTTGTTTAGGAACATCAGAACTTACATTTTTTGTAGCTTTTGTTAAAGGTGTATCATTAACATCACTTGTTTTATTTGAGTTAGGTGTTACATAGGATGATTTTTCACCAGTAAGTTTTACTTCCGATGTAGTTTTATTAATAATATCTAATATTTTAGATTCTAAATCTTTACCGCCAGTTTGTATTTTAGATATATTATTATTAACAGCAACATTATGAAGAGGAGAATTATTTAAATTATTTTCTGGTTTAAATTCTAATTGTTTAATTTCGTCAGGTTTTTTTAATAGTTCAATATTTTGGTCCATAATTAATTCTTTTTTAATTAATTTTTGAATATTTCTTTCATCTACTTCAGTAATATTTTTTTCAAATTGATCATTTCCTATATTTTGTTCTAATTCTTGACCTAAATATAATTCTAAAATTTCTTTCACAGGTAATAATTTACGGATTGCTTCTTTTATAGAGTCTTTAACTAAATGAATTGTATCTCTTTGATTTCTTTTTAATTCAATAGGAGGATATTGATGATACATTAAATAAGGATTATTCCATAATTCTCTTGCACATTCAATATAAATTTTATGAATGAAATCATCAATTTTAACATTTTGATAATATTTAGGATCTATTTTTGGTTTTTGAGTTAAATTGTTTGGATTATAAGTTAAAACAATTATATTTGATTTAATTGTTGCTTTTACTAGGTCAGGTAACCAACTATAACTTTTAGAATTATTCATTATTCTATCTGTTTCTTGTTTAATCATTTCTTCATTCCATTTAGGTATTCTTTTTAAAAATGTTTGAAATAATTTTAATACATTATTTGACTCATTAGATGCTTTTAATGATTCAGTATAAATAGATTGGATTCCTTCATAAACCAAAGGAGTTAAAACATTAACTAATTGTGTTATATATTCTAATTTTGTTTCTACAGAAAAATTTATCATATATTAAAATAAGTTAGATATTTTATGTTTTTAAACTAAATAATAATAAATAGAGTTAATAATCTAAAGATTATTTATATTAATACCTTATAATTAGTGCGGTACCGTCTAGTGCTTAAAGTACAGACAGTCGCGTTTTATTCCAAAACGGGATTGATAAATACTTAACTATTATA